GCTTGATGGGGGTTCCATATCTAACAGGGGGCGAGCGCAAAAATGGGTTGTTTGAAGCATAGGCAAGGCGCATCGGTGAAGGTCGGAAGGGGAATTAATCGCAAGGTGAAGCGGGGGAAAAGGGGATTTGCGGGATTTATATATAAATGGGTTGGAAAGAAATTACAGAAAAATCGTCAAACATGAATCCGGCAGGTCCGGAAATAAGCAGGGCGAGGTGATTGCATGAAGTATCAGCTGGTCGGTGAAGTGCTGTCGGTGATCGAGCGGGATGCTGCCCGGATTTTCAAGGTTTTGCATCAGGTCGGGCCGGAAAAAGAAGTGATCGAGGTCTACTGCGGGAAAACCGATAAGAAGGGGAATGCGAAGAAGATCCCCGATCTGAAGATCGGATCGCAGTACAAGGGGCCGGTGTTTCTCAAGGATTTCTGCTTCCCGGTTCAGGCGTAAGAAAGGGGCGAATCTCGGGGGGTTGCGCATCCCGTGACCGGTAAACCAAACACGCAATTCTAAGAAAGGGGGGGGATTGTGGAAACGATAAACGAAATCGGAATTGCTGGATTTCTTGTTGTTGTGATCGCATTTGTTCTGTATGTAAATCTTGAATGGCGACGTGGATAATGTAGTTTTGATGGCTGTAGATAATACTGTCGTTATCCGTGCCGTCCTTTCTCCCGGTCAATTCTCCTATCTTCTTGGGGTAATGCTTTCGGCAATTTTCGCAATTGCTTGGAGTGCTCATTTATGAGCGAAACATTGATCGATCTGGCAATTTTTTCAAAGGGTTTTGGTGTCGGCATGGGGATATGGTTCTTCTCATACTGGATGTCGAGGATCTTTGCAATGTTTGTTTCTGTTAGTCGTTAAATTTTCTCGGGGGACGCCCTGGGGGGAAGGGGGGATCATACCATGATCGAAGCTGACTGGACGGGGTTGAGCACGGCGGTAATGCTGATCGCGGGCTTCGCGTTGACGGCGGGGCTCACGGTTTTCGGCTTGAAGGCCGGAATCCGGGTCGGAAAGTCGGTGTGGCGCACGATCACCGGCTAGGCAAGGACTAGGGGGGGGGCGGTCTACAGCCGGTACTGTGGGCCGTCCCTGCTCCATAAATCGAGGGGGAATCAATGGGAAAACATCTCGGCTTAAAAGCTTTCGTTTTGCTTGTCGTGATATTTTTCCATTCATTTGTCCTTATTCCAAAGTCTTATGCTGGCATGGGAACTGTTGTAGATATTTCGGTAGCACGACAGGCGTTTCGGTCGATAGCTCCTTCTGTGGTAAAGGCTACTCCTGCGGGTAGGGGATATTTGATAGGTTATGCGGTTGTTTCAGGAATTGCTTATGTAGCTGTTAAGTCTGGTGCGGTATCGGCTTTGAAAACATGGGTTGATACTTTGTTATCCGGGACACCATCGCAAGGAACGTCTACTCATGTCGATTATGCTGCTGGTACTCAAGGATTAATAAATTCTCCTTATGGTGCTGCAATAACTTTTAATACTTATGATGGCACTTGGATTGCTTGGAGACATACTAGTTCTCAGGCAACGGGATACCAATCTACGTATTCATGGCAATATTCATATTCGCAACCTTCAGTTTTAACTACACATCTCCTTGCATATCAGTACTTATTCGGCGGGGGTTCTTCTCCAGCCGTACCGCCTCCGACCGTACCGACTGATTACGGGACTCCTTTGACAACTTCTCAACCGGATTTTCCTTCCGGCAGCGTGAAGTTTTCTCCGGGCGGTGCTGCTTTACTGAACGGTGCGAACAATCCTGAAACGGTTGTAGAAAAATCTGATGAAGAGTTGGAGGGGATTGCCGGTGCTTTGGGTATGACTGAAGTTTCCCCGGAAGGTCAGCAGGCGGGAGATCCGGCGACGAATGACAATACAGTTACTGAGGGAGATTCTACACAAATAGGTTATTTAAGGCAGATGTTATATTACTTAACAAATCTTATTGGAATAAAAACAGATACTGGTGTGATAAAGACTAACACTGACAACATGGTAGCAGGTCAATCTTTACAGACAACGGCAATTAATACAATGGCTGGAAAAATGGATAATATAGCAATTGCTATAAATACTCAAACAGAAATAGATAATCAAATACTTACGAAAATGGATAATGTAGCGCAAACCGTGGAAACATTAAAGAATACAACGGCTTCTCAAAGTTCTTTATCTTCAAGGGTCGGGGAAGTAAAAGATTTGCTGCTGACTAAATTTCCTTTTTCGATTGTTGCTGTAGTAACTTCTCCCGGTGAGGTTTCCGGTGGTACGTATTCAATCCCTGATTTACAGTTTCCTTTGGGAACGTCTATAAGTGTTGATCCTTTGGAGAATGATGAAATACATTCTTGGGTTACTTGGCTTCGTGGGTTGATGGCTGTTGGTATGTGGGCCATTTTTGTTTTAGTAATGGTTCGTCGGGTAACTGAGATATGATCGATAAAATATTAGATGTGATGTTTTGGTTTGTAAAGGGCGTTATTGATCTTTTACCGTCTTGGTCATTGGGTCATAATGATTCTTTGGTGACATTGGCAACTACGATTAATACAATCGATCAGTATTTCCCGATTACTGATTTATTTCAGATTATCGGATTATACTTGATTTATTATGGAATGGCTGTATGGGTCCGTCCTTTAATGTCCTTGGCGCGTTTAAGATAGGGGGCTTTATGAATACTGCAATACACGAAACGCTGTGGGCTTTGGTGTCATCTGTTGCGAATACCACGATGGGATGGGCGATGGTTGCTGTTGGGCCGGTGCTGGCTCTGCTGCTGGCTGCTGGCGTGGGGATTGCGGTGTGGCGTGAGATATTCGAATCTGCGGAGGAAATCGAAGAGCGGGAAGAATGGGAACGGGCCGAAGCGGAGGGAGCCGGATCTCAGGAAGGTTTTGATCGGTTCATGGCGACGCATCGGGAAGATATGATCGATCCGGACGACGATTAAGTGATCGTCGGGGTGGAAGGCAAGCCCGGTGCCGGGAAATCATACTACGCGACGAAAACAATTCTGGATGCATTAAAAGCAGGGAAAAAAGTATTTACGAATATGGATAATATAGCGATACGTTCTTATGCTTGGTGGGTGGAAAAGAATACGCAAGGAAAGATTAAAAAAGAACAGGTTCTGAATAATTTTCGTCTTTTAAGAACTGCGGATTTAAAGCTATTCCATAAGATACCGAAACGTGAATTGATGAATTCTACGATAGTTCTTGATGAAGTAATGCTTGATTTTTTCGTGAGGGACTGGCAGAAAACCGGAAAGGATCTGATTTTCTTTTTCACTCAGCATAGAAAATACCGTTGTGATTTTTGGTATCTTACTCAAGCTATTTCAAAGGTTGACGGTGTTCTTCGGGAAATGACGCAATATTTCGTTAGAATGCGGAACACGGAATATTTCAAGATGTTGTTTATTAAACTTCCGAAGAGGTTCGTTGCGACTTGGTACTATGAAGATAACGAAACAAAAGTTAGAACGGAAATACTTACTCCTTCGGCTGAGGTATTTAAATATTATGATTCATGGAAGATATTTGAAAATTCGGTTGTGCCGATGGATGCGGAACAATGGGATATTGTTACGGGCCGTTCTGAAGCGGGAAACGTGGTGATGTTCCCGGGCGAGGTTCAGCAGCTGCCGGTGATCGAGGGGGGCTTTCGGTCTTGCCGAATTCCCTCTTGCCCAGGTGGAGACTGTTCGAAAGGCTGCCAAAAAAAGATTGGGGGTGATTCGTGCTGAAAGTTCTTTGGCCGGTGGCCGTGAAGGTGCTTATCTTTACCGTGGTATTGGCGATCGTCGGATATTGGGCCGATTGGCTGAAAAATAAATATAAGATGGGGAGGAAATAGCGGATCCACGAGGGGGGCGGCCCGCGAAGCGGGGCGACCTGGGGGGATGCTTGACAATAGGGGAAAATGAGGTAGATTTCAAGGAATGGAATATTGGGTTTTGTGTCCGCTGTGCGGAGAAATGAATGTCCTTGGAAGTGGAAATTTCGAATACATTGATCGAATTGGATATACGAGTTGCATAAAAATTCTTCTTCCTACGGTTTGCCGGACCTGTAAAAATCCTATAATAATTGATACGTTGGAAGTCCGATCAAAAAATCCCTTGAAATCGAAAAATATTTCTTGACACGTTTTTAGATTTCTGTATTTTGTATACAGGTGCTCAGAGTCCGGTAATGTATAGCGGGTAACCGGATCTAAATGAGCATCTCGTCGTAGGGGGTGCTCATCGTGTTTAAGATCGTCGATTGCGAACCGCTTGACGATGGCCAGACCCGATTTATTATTGACACGGATGATTCTTCCCTTTTTACCTCCCTTGCGTTTCTTGATTCACTCGTAGAGTTTACGGGTTCTTTCCGCCACAAGGCATTAATCGCAACAAAAATCAAAAGAAATGAATTGTCGCGATCTGTTTGAATCGACGGTGGGCTCCAGTATTCGCGAACGTTGGAATGTTGTTCTTCAGCAGCTCCAGGCGGCTGGTCGTTCGTGGATGCGTCTTGATGGTGTGATCTCAATTCTGAAAATCGCTCGTTCCGAAAGAAAAGAATCAATGAAGTCGAATATTCAATCCGCGGACGGGATGCATAAAAAATCAGCATAGGGGGAATGGAAATGAAAAAACTTATTTGTTCCTTATGCGGTAAGAAAAGTGAAGACGTTGTAATGCTGCTGAACGATTCTTCATGTTCTGCTGATTATTGGGGAGGGAAAAAAAAGCGGATATGGGTGTCGGCTGGTGAGAATGTATGTTCTTCTCATCGTCCGTATGCTTTTCTTTCTGAAAAACAGGATAAAGCGTCATGATTTGCGAAAAATGCCTTATCTGTGGAATGGAATTGATGTGGGTTCCTTCCGACCGGCCTGACAAGGGCGACTATTACCATATTTTCTCCACCGATTACAACTCGAAGCATTACAACTATCTCCATCGACCGGTTCCTGCTCTTGAAGACCCTTCTCTTACAGACGGTTCTGAAGTTCCTCGCGAGGGTTTTTGTCGCATTGGCGAGGAACGTTCTGGACTCAAGGTTGAGCCACGGGCTTCCGTAGCACCGAAGGCGGTCTGTGGGGATCTGCGGGGTGACGGCAAGCGCGACGTTGGGCTAGCGGTGCATTTCCTGAAAGCGATATTTGCTGCCAGGTGA